TGCGGCAAGTCTTGCCCGGTCAAGTATGTTTGCGCCAAGACCTTTCCATCCTGTCTGCACAGGCTTGGCCAATCCAGCCCCGGTCCAAAACTGCTTAAATGCCTGGATGGGTTGAAATCCTCGAATCCTCTCACCTGCCAGCAATCCCTCCGCACTGATACCACGGCGCAAACCAACCACGCCTTCAGCCGTACCGCGCCCCAATGCCTTAAGGCTTTCCCCAATCCTTCTGGTTCCAGCCAAGGATATTGGAGAGGATATTTGCCTTGGTCCAAGCTTTGCACCGAAAAGACCTTGGAATGCCCTGGTTACTTCCTGGCTGACAAAAGCTCCCTGTCTTGTAAGTATGCGAGGCAATGCGCTGACCGCATTGCTCCACAAGTTTGTTGCAATGGAAAGAGGGGCAAGAAGATTTCCCTGAATTACGGTCGGCAGGGTTTCGCCAAAAAACTTCTTTGGGATAAGCCTGCTTTCAAAATTCTGCAACCTAAACAAACTTTCCTGCAAAACTTTTTCCGCCCTTGTCGCCTTTAGAATATCTGCATCATCTAGTGTCTGCCTTGCCTTGTTTGCAAGTTCGTCAAACCTTGTTTGCAGCCGTGTCTTGACGGCAAAAAGCTTTCTGCCTTGCGACAATAATTCCGGTGTCAGCCCTCGGTTTGCCTTTTCAAGCGCACCGACCAATGAATAAAAATACCCCTGCGGGTTTGTGCTTCTTAACGCTCTTGTGGCAGCCACAATCTGTCCGGCTTCAGTTGCATTTGCCTCTCTTAAAAATCTTCCGACAGACTTTTCAAGTTCTTCAACGCTTCCGGTTGCGGCAGCCCGGTTAATCAACTCGGCCTTGGCAACAATCTTTTGAGGCTCTGTTCCCTCTAGGGCAAGTCTTTCTACATCAGCCCTATCGGCTGCCGCCATCGCTTCCTCAAATGCCTTTTGCTTAAACTTGCCGTACTGAATATCTTCACTCTGCGCCAATCTCTCGCGCACTCCGCGATCAAGCAACGGGTCTTTTACTAGCCTCTTTCCGACAGCCCTAACTCCCGTCTGCGCGGTTTCTTCTGGAAGCTTTATTGGCGGCTGTTTTGCCACAGCTTCTGCAACGGCAGGCGCAGCCCCAACCGCCGCAGGTGCGGCCTGTGCCACCTCTGCGGCTGGTCTTGCAACTGCGGCAGGAACTGCTTCTGCCGCCCCAGTGACTGCCTTTGCCCCGGCCCCACGGAATGCCTGAATGGCCGGTTTTGCCAATCCTGCGACACCTCCAAGTGTGGGTGTCAGGATTGAGGCTGCGGTTGTGGCAATGGGATACTGCTCAATGTCTTTCTGTAAAACTTCTTCAACCCTTGCGATTCGTTCCGGCCCAAGAGTTGCGCCAAGAGCCGCTCTCTGCGCCTTCTCTGCTCCAAGGTATGCCGCCGTGCCAGCCACAAGTCCACCCGCAATCCTTGCCGGTAGCGGCCCAGGTGTTAACGCAAATCCTGCCCTTGCGGCTGCCCCGCCAGCCGTAGTCGGCAGAACCTCCCGTGCCAGCGTCCTTCCGATTGCGCCAAGCATGGACGGCTGCTCCTCAATCTCGAACACATCAATCTCACCCTGCGGCGATGATTCGATGCGGACAAGTTTACCATTCTTGTCTTTTCCGATGGCAAATCCACCGCCCGTGTCTTTGTCGGTGCCTGACGACACGGTTTCGATGCCAAGCTTTTGCGCCTCCCTTACGGCTGGGATTGCAGGTTTTTCAATAATGCCTTCGGCCAGTGCCTGTTCGGTTGGCTTGAATCCTTCGGCAATGGTGCCGTCAGGTCTTTTGATTGCACCCATTGCGTCAACCGCCTCACCCGCTGCCTGTGCGGCTTGTTCGGGTGTTGCGCCAGCCTGAAGCTGTCTTTGGGTTTCTGCGCGAAGCACTGCCTCGCGCTCAGGGGAAATCACATCCTCCGGCTTCCCGCCGGATGCGATGTATTGGGCCTTGGTTAGATTGCCGTCCTGTGCTTCTGGTACAAATTCAAGATCCTGTTCCTGTTCTGGAACGAACTCAAGTTCAGGCTCACTGGCCGGTTGCCTCAAGCCCCTAGCCATGGCTTATCGCTTCGGCTGAAGCGTACCTCTTTGACCCTTGATGATTACCGTCTGACCAGGCTTTACGCCAGCCGCACGCGCTTCGGCTGCGGAATTAAAGGAAGGCACGGTTTCTGCAACAGCCTGCGCCGGCTGAACCGGCTGCGTGGCGGGGGCGATAGGTGCGCCAGCCTCAACCTCTTCCATTGCGGGTTGCGCCATTTGTCCAGCCTGACGGTCGAAAGATAGCTCTGCAAGCTTTCCTTGAACCACCCCGCGCTCGGCCTCAAGTTCCTTCATGATGTCGGATCTTTTTCTCAAGCCCAAGGCACCAAGCCCAATCTCGGCGCGGAAGGCGCGGGTATCGCCCTTGGCGATCTCAAGCTCCTGTTTCATTTTGTCTGAGGCAATCTTGCGAAGACGGTCATTAAGTTCTTCGCGCTGAACCTGAATTTCCTCGTTATCCAAAGCCTGCTCGTTTGTAAGAGTGTTGCCAATTCCCTGAAGATATGGGGATAGCGCAGGGTCTTGGCTTAGTCGAGGAAGATCCTTAAGTTTGCCTTTAACTTTGAGACCTCCTTTTTCAAATGTAAAATCAACATCGGGCTGTTCTTCCATGGTCTGTTTTCTTTGAGCCTCTGCCAACGCCTGTTTCTGAAGTTCATCTTGTCTGAACATCTCCATCATTGCTGGTAAATCAAATACTGCCATAAATCTCCTTATATCTTGATTAGGTTGCTAAGACCAGTAGCAATCTGACCAAATTGTTCAGCACCACTAGATTGTCTGGAAATAGCCCCAACTTGGTCTCCATAGACTCCTTGAGCAAAATTATATTGAGTTCTCATTATATCCGCCGCATTCTGCGCCCCAAGGAACCCGGCATTCGGGTTGACGTAGGCGTAGGGGTTAAACTGGGACGGCGTGGCTTGGAAGCCGGGGGTTTGCTGTGGCTGGGCTGCGGCAAGATACTGGCCAAGAGCAGCCTGCTGTTGGCCCAAACGCTGTGAAGCCAGGTTGTACATACTCGGACCGCCAGCCACAAATCCTGCGGCTGCACCCAAGCGCGATTGCTCCAGCGCGTTTCTAAATCCAAGATCCCGCGCCAAGGCCGCTCCGGTGGTTTCGCCTGATCCAAGGAACTGAGTCGCCGCCCCGTAACGCGCAAGCTTGCGTTGTTCCCCGGCGGCACCGATTGAAGCCGCTTCCTGCACCGCCGGGCCAAGGCCAGCAATGTTACCACGGGCGGTCTGCGCGGCACGGATGGCCTGCTCGTACCCACGCCGTTCCTCGGCCCCAATGGTCGAGCCAAGGCGAAGCTGGTTTAACGCCTCCTGCTCGATGGTCTGGCGAAGTTCTTCGGTCTGCGGAGTGGTGGTTGGCCCGATCGGCTGGGCCGCCATTTGGCCATATTGGCTGGACAGCGCACGCACCGTGCGACCCATTTCCGGGTCGATGGTTTCGATCTGCTGAAGCGTGCGCTCTTCCGGCAGGCGAAGGGATTCACGGAATGAGGAGATGGCGGTCTGGGCCTGCGTGCCGCTGACGGGCTGGTAGTTCTCGTAAAGATTCCGCGCTTCCAGCGTGTCGGCCTGTGCCTCGGACAACTGCTTGTTTAGATTATCAACTGTCTTCTGTGCCTCAACCCTGCGGCGATCACCGGCGGGAAGATCCGCCAAGAATGCGTTTGCCGTGGAAAGCTGGCTTTGCAGGTCGGTGACGGCGGCAGTTCCGATGTCGTAAAGACTTTTGTACTCGTTGCGGCGGGCGGTATTGATGTCACCAAGAATCTGATCGTCGGTGACGTTTATATTGAGACGGCCCTGAAGTGCGCCCGTTCCAAACACCTGCTCTCCGCGTAACGCGGCAAGTCCAGTGTCAACCTTGGCCGCTCCCGCAACAGGTGCGCCAATTCCTCTGGAAATGTCGGAAAGCCCAAAACGGGCAAGCGATTCCTCAAGCTTTGGAGCGGTCTGGTTTGCCGTGTTGACAATGCGCTGATATTCGTCCTGAAGAACGGTTAGCTTTGCCCTTTCGGCCTTGGCATCAACCTTTTGGCCCTTTGGCAATGGCGCACCCTTCTCATCCAATCCGCGTATAAGGTTCTGCTTTCTTTCAATAGCCTGTCTTTGGTTGTTGATGGAATTGATAGCATCAACGGCATCTCCAACATTGGAGATGATAAGCTTGGCGTTTTCGCTCAGATCCTTGGAGTCAAAATCACGCACCGATCTGGCGGCAGAATTGAGCGTGGCAAGATCGGTCTTGTTTACATTGTCGGCACCAATCGTCTGCAACGTCCTGATTGCATTGGCGTAATTGTTTACGGCCTGCGTAAAGCTGGTTGGGTCGGTTGCTGGCTTGGAAAGCTTGGGTTGCTGGAAGTCGTATTCAGTCTTTGCTCCGGCAACATTAACAACCCCGCCCTTCCCGGTGTATTTTGCAGGATCAAGCTTGTAAACTTCCTTTACAAGAGCCGCATCAAGCGCATTTGCGGTCGTGTAGCTGGCGGCATTGGCAAGGCCAAGATCAGCATATTGTTGTTGTCTGGTTACGACATCGGCTGGAAGCGGCTTGGTTTTTGCTGCCATATTAAACAATCCCTGTTCTTGGTAATCCCGTCAGATAATCCACCGGCTGAACGCCTGCTGATTGCTGGACTTCAGCGGGAACCGCGCCCATCGGTGAAGATCCGTAAATACGGGCAAACTGAGTGGCGGCTTGCTGTCCAAGCGCACGCTGTGTGGCAAAGGCTTCCGGGGACATCTCAAACTGGCGGCGCATGGCCTCCAAGGAACGTTGCGGACCTAGTTCGCGCTCAACCTGAAGCTGTGCCTGGGCGGAACGCTGAAGGTCAAGGGCTGACATCTGGCGTTCCAGTTCGCGCTGGCGCGGCATATACTTCTCGCGAAGCCTCTGCTCAAGCGCAGCCACATCGGGTTGCTTCTGGATGTAGGTTTCCAAGGATGAGCGATAGAAAAGATCGTTGGCCTGCGCCGCCTTAAGTGGATCTGGCGGAGGAGGAGGTGCCGGGATGGATGGTCCGCCGCCCATTAGTTTAATGCCTTTCGCATAAATTTGTAGTAGTCGTACTCCTTATATGTGCCGTTACGCTTGAAGGTGATCCTCCTGCGCGGACCGAATCTATCCCAAAGGATACTCAGCAGGCACTTTAGAGCCTTGCGACTCAAGGCGTTACTTTTACCATCAATCGAGGTCACGGTCAAGTCCACGAACACACTCTCTCCAGCTTCGTCATGTTCATAAGGCTCAGGGGCTTCCATGCCCTTAATGCACCTGGCAATGGCTACCCCGGCAACCTCTTCACCATCCTTGGCCACACCAACCAATCCACGGTCAGCGTGCCAGCCATACCATTCCCTGAAGGTTGGCCAGGTTGACTCCGGCACGCCGGAAGCCTCGATAAACTCAACTGCCGTCACGAGATGTTCTTCTGCACCTCAATGGTGTCAGGATTGGCCGCAGCCGTGATTTGGCGGATGGCCATTTTGTTGGCCGCCGATTGGATCTTGATATTCAACAAACGCCATTTCTGATATGTCCGAAGATCGCTGGCAAGCCTTTTCTTGACCGAGGATGGCAATACGGCTGGCAACTGGAATTCCAGCGTGAGTGCCGCACTGGAGATGTTGAGGTTTGGCTGAACGTCAATATCGCCAACATCAATATCCCGCTGTATGGAGATGGTCGTATCGGTAGAAAATGAGTCGTCGAAAATAACCTCAAAATGACTTCCATATTTTACCGCAAATGGATCGCCGAAATTAAAGTCCTTTGTTCGGACATAAGACTCGTAGTCAAACACGCCGGTTGATGTCGTTGTGGTCGTTCCAGAGCTTGTGGTGTAAACTCCAAAATCCTGATAATCTGCGGTTGTGACCTGTGCCGGAGTCTTGTATCCGCTATACCTGGTAATCTGCCCCGTTGTCAATTTCATCATCAACCGCAAGCCCTGATCTTGGAAATTGGTCAAAGCAAACTGCATGACATTCGGAGTCCATGTTCCCTCAAATGCGCCCAGCACCGTGTTGTAAACAATAATGGTATCGTTAAAATCGTTCGATGCGGTGGGTATCGCAAGGAAGTAGCGGTTGTCGTAAAAATGGGCAGTAGCTATGCCTATCTTGGCAACATTGATTTCTTGGATCACATCCTTGACGACTTCGGACAATGGCAGACCTACCGAGGTGAAATCGTCCGCCGCAGACCGGACCAGAGAGCGGATGCCGTCATCGGAAAGGAAGAAAATGTCGGAATTGACCTGTACGGCGGAACCTTCCGCCACGCAACCGGTGTTATTGGAGATAAGCTGGATCACCCAATCCGCTGCGCTGGTCATGTCTGGAGGAATCGTAACTTGGAATATGCGCCGTT